GTGCAAAGCACCTGCTACTTCCGGAGTAGTACATTCTACAACCACTCTGCGTTGACCAGCAAGTGTATCAAATACTGATACAACAATGCCGGGCCATTTGTAACCACTAACCTTTTCTACCTTATCACCTACTGCAAATAATGCCATATTATTGTACTCCAAAATTACTTAGGCATCATCAGTGCATTGAAGTTAGATGGCACAACAATAGTTTGCACTTTACCTGCCTTAATGCCTTCGGAGATATTCAGCATAGCCTGTGCTTGCATGAATGCGATAGAACTTGCGGAGTTATTAGCCAATGCTGCCATACGGCGTGCTTCGGCTTCGGCAGTTTTAACTTCAACTTCCTTTTGCTTGAGTTCATTCTTGGCCTTGACCAATTCGTTAGCACTTGCTACAACAGAATCTGCTGGCACAACATTACGAATCAACACTTGGCTGATGGTGATACTGCCGTCTAGCTTTTCTTCGGTGAGATTGCGAACAATTTCGTCCTTTATAAAGGTTTCCATGTCGCCACGGGCATCTGCTATATCCAATGCTTCATACTTACGAGCGGCTTTGTAGATGGCATTGCGAGCATTTTGCACAATGTAGTTGTACATCACGAGTGTATCGCCATCCTTAGATTGAGCGTGGAAACTCTTGTTCTTAGTTGAGTACAATTCTGCAACACTTTGTGGGTTGATGTTGTAAACAACTACAGCATCAAAGTCTTTCATTGTGCTGTTGTCTTTGGCCACTGGAGTCATATTGTCCAGACTCACATTCACATCCTTGATAGGGAATGTCAGCACATCGCCAATCAATGCTTGATTGAACGAACCAGGCAACAGTTCACCACTTTGAACTTGTTTATCAAAGCCGACACGAACGCCGACCTCGCCAGTTTCAATACGAGTACAACCTGTTGCCAAAACAGCAGCAGCCAAAATAGAGAGAGTCAAAATACGCTTCATTATGTTTCCTTAAAATAAAATAACAATACCAACCAACACTGCGATAGTGAGCAGTGAACATATTATACTATATGCAACAATTTTTGTCAAGGCTATTACAGATCGGCCAGGCATGTTTCCAATGACCTTGATGCCCAAAAAGAACAATACAAAAATTACTACAAATGCTAGCAAAATTTTAAACATACTAGATCCTTACTTATCATCACGGAATCGCACAAAGCGAGGGAATCGCAAACTATATGTACCGTCTTGATTTTGTGTAATCACATCACATAGGATTTCACAAGTTCGTCCGATAACCATATTCCTGTCACGCCACAAATTATCTCTGTCAGTGTCACTAAAGCCACTACCAACATTGACTGTAATGAACTTGGAATCATCTTCACCGGAGCAAACTAGTGCCCCAAGTCGTCCTTTATTTCTACCAGTGCCTTCTTCAACACCGATCACCTCCAAATCTACAGTAATTGTAGGTTTCCATTTCATCCAATCTGTACTACGTTTACAGATATATGGGGCAGACATTTCTTTAATCATAATGCCTTCAAAACCAGCATTAACATTGTCCTTAGCATAACGATCAAGTTGATCCTTACCTGCTGCGGTATCAAGGTCAACCATGATATGAGGCAGTAATTCAACATTGGGCATTTCTTCAACGACGGGTCGCATCGCATCTAATAATGCAATACGTTTGTGTAGTTGTGCATTCCAATGACCTCTACGGAAGTCAGCAAGTGGGATAATGTCAAAGATATTGAATACACTATCTTCTGCTTGTGCATCAGTTTTACGGCGTGCTTGACGCATTAGTTCTTGAAAGGTGTTGCCAATTACTTCACCATCTAAAATAAAGCCATCAATAAGACTACGACCTTGATCTACGTTCACACACGCACGAACTATTTTAGTCCAATTGTTGTAAATTTGTTCTTCAATGTGACCAAAGTTCTCAAACACTTTACCATTGCGACTATAACAAACTACAGTGACACCAAAGTCACTAGGAATAACAGTGAACAACGCACGAACACCATCCAATTTAGGCTCTAGACGTTTAGTGCCTTTCATTTCAGGACGACCTTCACTATTAGCTGCTAGTTGACAGCTAAAGATTGGGATTTCATAGTCAGTCTTTTTACAAATTTTGTTGATAGTAGTACTAGAGATACCTACACGAAGGTCTCTGCGTAATACAGGAGCAAGGAATGTATTCCATTCATCACTATCAAACCGTTCAGCCAAACTCTGTACTGCATCACGGGCAGCATGACCAGTTAATTTGCGTTGGCTAAGTTGATTCATCAGTTCATTGAAGTCATCCCAGGGATTTTCTGCATTAATAATTCCAATAGTATTGGGAATTTGTTTAACACCAAATGTTACGTAGGGGTTATAACACGCTTTTGCAAATTTCAAAAAATTGATAGCATTGCTACTGCCTAGGACACTTGCCTCTAATGCTTGTAATACTACATCTTCCTTATGAAGACGGCTATCCGATTCGTTTAATTTTGTTATCCATGATGCTGACATTGTTTTTCCTTTTTAAATTTTTAGTTTGTTATGTGTAGTAGCCTCTACTGCCCTAGATTTACATTCATCTACTACTTCGGGAGGCACATTTTCATAATCACCGAGACTAGCGCATTCGTATTCAATTATCACTGAGTTTGGATCGTTGGGTTTCATGCATTCTGGATCAACTTTTATCCAGCATAATGCAACACCCAATCCCAATATACATATGATAATATTTTTTATCATGTTTCTATCAAATTATTCTTTTGATTTTTTAAGATGAGAACCAATTGACGATTGCGTTCATCTTGTTCTTTACGCTTACGCTTGTCATCCAACTTCTTGTCAACGACCATGCGATCATAATCACGGGCCCATTCAACTCCTCGCATCCAGTATTCGGCGCCTTCTAATGTGCCAACAAACAATTCTGCATCACGGCAATAGATAGGCAACACTTCACTATCTTTGGGAATCAATGCTACGTTGGCACCAAAGCTATCATCATACTTATATGCAGCAAACTTAAGCCCAAGTTTGTCGGCACGTTCTTCTAACCTGCGAATTGTTTTAATTGTATTCCAGCTACTCATATTATGCTTTCAGTGTTTCCCAAATATATTTTTTTTCAATCTTATCAACCCACTTGGTTCTGATATTATTAACATCGTCTACCCAATCTTTTACATTTTCTTCACATCCCCAACTAGCAGATGGAACTTCTGCCTCAGTAACCAACCATTTAACAATCTCATAGATAACATGCTTATTAGCATGGTCTGCACTATTTACTGCACCATACAAATTGTTAGTGAGGATGCTTGTAAGAAAACTACCCGGTGACCAACCCTTAATGAAATATTCATCCAATGCTTTCATTGTATGTGCAGGAATAGCCAAAGCACCTATTAGGCGAACACCCTTCTCATCACGACCCGAAAACAATGATAATTTGTTAACCATTTTAATCTATTATTGATTGACTTGTTCTTGTACAATGGCTTTTGTTTTGTTCACACCATTATCAAGCAATTTAGCGATACCACTAAAACCTACTGTAGCGACTACGATTCCAAACAATGTTCCAAAAATAAAGTTTTTCATTTTGTTGGTTTAATCCATGTTGACATTACATCGGTTCCGTGTTTTACATCTTCCCCGATACCCTTGACTGCTCCCGCTACTGTACTACATCCTGTGATAAAAGTCAATAGCAATATTACCAATACTGTTTTCATACGATTACCTTTACCCGATTAAGTTGAGTTATACTATCACGGTGTGCTTTGACAGTACCATGCAGGTCAATCATCTTGCCCACTTCTAGTTGTTGTTTGTATGCAAAGAATACAACTTGGTCATCACTAGTGATACCAGAACTGTAATGCGTATTCCATTGTTGTGAAAAGATAGTTTTGATTACTTCAATTGAAAGTGACACTTTGTCACCCACGCTACCAATCAATCCGCCGTTAGCAAATGCAATACGCTGATCTATTGATTGACGTTTCATTCCACGCTCGTAACATGAGGGCAGACTTGTAAGTACTGCGATATCATAATTGGTATCAATGATATCACGATTCGCAATCAACATTGCGGTGTTGTCAAACTCTGATAGTTTGATACCTTTCAGGATTTTGAATGTGAATGCTTGATAGAATTGACGAACCTTCTTACCTTGTTCACGATCCTCATCAGTAATCTGAGTAGTGTCAGCAAGAAATTGCGTCACCAAATTGCGGTTCGTTTGCCCTGCAGGAGCATCTTCAACATTTTTAATGTAACCCTGATTGAGGCGGTGTGCTTGACAAGCCGCGGCCCATGCATCATCGGCATTGATATTCAGGAGAGCAGGTTTTTGATAGCGAGCCATTTTGTTTCCTGTAATTAACTGTTTAAGATTCTATTATATACCCAAACCAACTTGGCACGTAGCAGGTCGCTTAGAGTAGGCTGATGTTCTCCTGGAACAACCACGCCCTCTACGAACAGATCCACGCTCTCTGAGTAGTAGCCGTTTGACTCACCCAACCAACGCACATCCACATAGCCCTTGCGGGTAGCGAACTTGTAGAAGGTCCAAGTTACAGACTCGTGGTCTTCTTCGTTGAAGTCCACAGGAGTATTGCCCTGCACTTCCTCAGCAACCAACAAAGGCTCGCCAACCAAATCCTGCAGGTCACCAACTATGTCGTTGATGTCCACTGATTCGCAACAATCCTGCTCATGAGCGAACATGAAACGCTCGCCCTGTGCGGTTACGAAAGTCATCGCGCGGTCACCAACGGAGCCAGTGACTTGAACAAAGGTCTTGCCCAGCATCTGTGCCATGCCCCGTTGTGTGTCTACCATGTTGTTGTAATCCATTTTCTTCTCCTTAAATAGTTTCAGTTTCAAGTTTGGCAACACGCATTGCATTTAGATTTTGATGCGTAGCACACAGGCGAACCGAATAATCATGTCCGGCGATCTGACCAAGTGTAACATCAATCCAAGGAACAATTTTATTAGCAGCATTCAGACTCAAGCAAATGTTAGTGATAACACCTTCAAGATTTCCTGCTGCACTAGACCAAGAAATTGTGTCGTTGATATTGAAATTATTCATATTTATCTCTGTTTGTTGACTGTTTAAGATTCTATTATATACCCAAAACCATTTAATGTCAAGCAAATTCGTAAAATTTTACAGTAGAATCCAGTTTTTGCAGTTCTTTTGCAACTTGTGTCAATTGACGATATTTAGCCTGAACTTGACTACGGGAGAGTTCGCCGTCGCAAGAGAGATTTTCGGGGCTGAGGTCACAGTCCAAACAATCAGCAACTTCCTGCCGACCTTTACTAGTTTGAATCTCATATTCTTTACCTTTGAACAGACGGTTCCATTTGTTCTTTTGATCTATGTATTTCTGAAGTGCTGTCATTTCAAGTCCTTTAGTTAACTGTCTAAGATTGTATTATATACCCAAATCCATTTAATGTCAACCGTGGCAATGCCCCAATTAAGGGGCATTACGGTGTGTGAACGAATTACTTCTTAGTTGTATTTTGGTTTACAAAACCATACATCTTTTCAGCAGTTTCCAAAATCTTGTCTAAGCCCGGAAAAGTTGGCATTGCTACAGTAGTAACCACTTGCCCAGTCTTTTCGTCCTTAGCAACTGACATTTCCCAGCCTCGGAACTTAGAGTGATATTCTTCAGAAATAAGGCCTTTAGCCATATCTAGAATTTCGGTACGAATCTCGTAGCCGTTCTTGTTGAATTTTACTTCGGGTATTTTTGGTGTGAAATCTGACATATTATTCTCCTTGTGTTAATGTCGGTGTGTGTGAACTGGCTTATTTTTTCTCAGTCTTTACCTTGACTGATTCATCCTCACCATGAGGATAAATTGTTTTGCTCATACTGTCCGCAGCATAAGACAACATCTCTATTGTATTCTTTGCCATCATCTTTGCAAAGACTGTTTGGGCATCTATAAAGTCGTTGGCAACCTTATTTAATCTCTCGTCTTTGTAAATTTGATTAGTTGCCATCCTTTTTGAGGACTGGAATAATTCTATATAAAAATCAGGTGTAAACATAATGGATCCTTTGAAAGTATGTTATTTAGTTTTGGGTTGAAATTTTTCAGGGTAATTCAACCTCTCCCATTCTTCGTCAGTTACTGGCCACCAGTAAGTCACAACCATAATCTCCCGGTATTTTTCTCTTGAGAAAGTTGATATTGATGGGTCAACCGATCTATGTCACCTGTATTTTGTGGGGAACGACTTACTATATATTCTTCTAGTGCAGAGCCATAAGTCTGGGGCCTGCCGAATTTATTGAATAGGTTATGAAAATAACCTGCTAATTGGTTTAACATTTGTTTTCCTGTGTATGTGTAAATTGAGTTTTTGTAACAGAACTCATTAACTGTATTTATACCTGAATATAGATTTCTCTATATTTTTGTATAGCTTGCTCTCGTGCAACAGCCAGTTT